GCCACATTTTTTCTATTTCTGGATCTACTGGTTCCTTCTTAGACAATAGTGCCCAAGTATGAATTGCAGGAATCAGAATTCCAAATATGTAGTACCAATGCCATTCCATAAAATACCTTTTGGTGGAGATGCCGGGAATCGAACCCGGGTCCACAACGCCTTCACTACGAAGGAATTACAACAATACTTTTAGAGGACCAATAGAAATATTACTACTACTACCACGACCCCAATTGCGAAATTGTAATCTGGTTCCATAAGTCCTCCTATTCATTAGGCTGGCTGAATGTTACTAGCCTGTGCGCCTTTCATGCCTTGAGTTACTTCAAACCTTACACTCTGTCCTTCTTGTAAGCTCTTGAAGCCACTCGAATTAATCTGTGAAAAGTGTGCGAATAAATCTGCGCCACCATCGTCGGGAGTAATGAATCCAAAACCTTTTGCATCATTAAACCACTTTACTTTACCTGTTACCATTATTACTGTTTACCTTTTATGTTATATACCACGTGTCTGTGTGTATACTACTATTTAAGCATCTTTTTGACTGTTTGTCAAGAGCTTTGAGTGTAAAATCATGTTTTCTGTAGTCAATTTGGTAATTGTAGCCAACATGATTAGTTTTTCTTCTGAAGTGTAGGCGTCTCGATCAAACATTTCTAGTACGCTAGCACCGATCATTTTCATTGCTTCTTCTTGGCCTTGTTTGAAAACACCCCAATCAAACGGGTCGCCTTCCTCTACAGCAAATGCAATATCAATCAATTCTTCTAAGGTTATTTTAGCCATCCAATCCTCTTGTTGTTATCTACTCTGTGTTGCCATTCTGCTAATGATCCGGGAAAGCGCCAAGCCCATACAGCAACTAGAGCCATAAACACCGCAGTACTTAATATTCCAATAGGTTTAATTCCTGTGAACCACATGATGATCAAACTCGAACTCATCATGGCCAGCATAAAGAATTTCATCTTAGTTGGGAATACACGTTTCTGTCCCCAGTTGGTTAAGAACGGTCCAAAGAGCTTGTGATTATATATCCAGCGATGCATACGTTCACTGCCCTTGCTAAAGCAATAGGCAGCAAACACTACAAAGATACTGTAGGGCATGCCGGGAGTAACGACTCCTACATAGGCTAGTCCGAGACTGATGAATCCAGCGATATTCCAAAATATTTTTTTCATTAAGCAGCTACAACTCTGTTGGGCACTGAACTGACAATGATGTCAGAGTGTAAATTTGGTGTAAACTTTCCACCGGCAGCACCATTTAGTGTTGCTAAAATGTTTTGTGGTTTACTTTTTCTAGTACTAATACCACCGTATGGCAAATTAGGAATAGCATAGCTAATATGAATCCATACTGTTTTACCTGGTAGATATTCTAACAACAATTGATCGTAGGGAATATTTTTACTAATCCATACAGCGATATCAAAGTAGTCGTGAGCACCAACTCCCCTAAACTGTAGGTCCATTGCTTGCCCAGTACCGTGAGCTCCACCGCCGATGGTGGCTCCGTGTCTGTAGCTGTTGGTGATAAGAGCATTTGAATATTTTGCTTTTATTGGTTCGTAGATGTTCAACGCCAATGCGGCTAAATTGTTAACCACTGCTTGGGGGCCTGACACTGCAGGACTACATTGAGACAGTTGAGCAATGGTTCTAGGATAGGTAACATTCTTGATCATTGTTCCTAGCGTAGTGCCATTAGGTGTTAGTACTGTGGCAAAACTAATATCTCCAGTAACCGCTTCAGCTTCACGAGCTGCTACAGGTGCTACAGGTGCTACTCCTTGAGTTTTTGGAGTTGGGGTTGTTGTTATTTCTGCATGTTCTGCTGGGGTAATACGGCCTTCTGCAAGAAATCTGTCAGCTTCAACTTTTCCTGCTGTGTTGTCATCATCTCCTTCAACGTTTTGCACGGCCTGAGTCACAGTGACTCTAGGTACTGTAACTGCAGAAAACGTGCCTTCTGTACTGGCTGCATTGTATAGTGCAATTATCTGTCCGTTGGCAAAAACATTAGCAGCATCGTAAACGGGTTCTACTCTACCATTAGTACCAAATCTAAGTCCTGTAATCGCAGTAAACGGATGGGTGTGATTTACTGGATTTTGCGGAAAGGGACCGTTGGGAGTATTCCCAGCTGCTGGGCTTGGACTAATTGTTGGAGTTGTACTTAATGCCATACTAGTATTTAAGCCAGTGCAATCCCAGTAGTGCTCTGTACAAACTGTTTGGCAAACACTTCATCTGTAGCTTCTGCGACAGTGACTGTGGTTTTTAACAGTTTAACTTGTTTTTCTGGGTTCACTGTAAACAAATAGGGCATTAGTCCCGGCCCACGTTCGCCCATGCCGATAACCATCGGACGATTTAGTTTATAATGCGTTGCTGTTTCTTCTACTAGTTTGGCTACAATTTCTTCACCACTAGTTAGTTTAAGAGTAATTACTTCTCCTGCTGATACGCCTTTATCTATTAACATACTATCCTTGTAAATGTTTTTTAAGTTCTGTAAATCCACCAATCAGATTTCCATCTAGAAAAATCTGCGGTACTGTTCTTGCTGAGGGTACTGCTTCTAGTAAATCTTCTTTAGTGTACCCATCGCCCACTTTACGCTCTTCAAACTCAATACCTTTTTGTTTCAGTAGTGCTTTTGCTTGATCGCAGTAGGGGCAATGATACTTGCTCCATACGATTGCTTTCATTGTATTTCCTTAAGTTTAACCTGTGTAAACAACACCACCACTCTTGTCAGTGACTCGAACCATTAGCATGCCTTTGTTTTTATATTGCAGAGCTGCGGCCATAGCTGATTGTTCATTACCATAGTGTCCTATGGTTGTCCAAGATTCGTAGGGATTGCTTCTTTTGAATTGTGCTTTATACATGGTTTATTATATAGCCGGAAGAGCATCATAGTCAAGATTTTCTCCCATCACACCGATGACGTAGTTTGTTGACTCTGATTCTTGCAGTGCTGTTTGTTTCTTGCTGGTATCTGAATGCTTGTTAAACCAGGGAATTGGTGTAGATTTTGGGTGAGGCTGGGTGTACTTAATTCCGATATCTGTCAGTGCAGCCGCCGCGGTGTAATCTACAAAATCTTTAAGTATGTTGGCATTAAGCCCAATCACTGGACCACGATTAAACAAATACTCAGCCCACTGTTTTTCTTCGCGAATCACATCCAGATACAGCTGGTATACTTCTTGTTCACACTCTGCTTTGGCTGCAAGAAATCTGTCGTCTTCTTTGATCACTTGATTGATCATATAGGCAGTCCAGCCCTTGTGTAGTAGTTCATCTTGCAAGATTAAACTAATAATGTTACCGTTGCCAATAAAGATTTTGTTCTCTACCATTGCAAGACTTGTGGCAAATGATACCATAAAGCGGAAGGCTTCTAATGCGTAAGACGCATGAAGAGCCATCCAAACAGCTCGGATATGTTCTTTTTCTGTAACCTTTTCACCTAGTTCTTTTCGGCAGTTGATAACATGTAGTTCGTCATAATACTTGCCAACTGAACTGGCCATATCAACAATTTCTTTAGTATCATGAATAGTGTTGAACACATCCTTAGGCACGTTATAGATGTTGCGAATAATATGACTATATGACTTGCTGTGAATATTAGTTTCAAAGAATCCCCAATTATACATTAGTGCTTCAACTTCAGGGAGACTACAAACAGGTGTGAATACCTGTGTCGGTCCACGGCCTTGCAAACTGTCTAATGCAGTCTGGCGAAGTAGGTTGCTGGTAAAGATGTGTTTGACAGCATCACTAGCCTCCTTAAAATCATTAGCATCTTTGGTTAGACTAATTTCTTCTGGCTGCCAAAAGAATCCGCGGGCAGTGCTATCGAAGTCTGCAATTTTTTTATATTTTACTTCTTCAAATCTCTGAATAGTTACTGGGCCTGCTGGATCAAGAAACATCTTGCGTCCAAGGTAGTCTGTTTTTTGTGTTAGATTGTATTGTTGTTTGCTCATTTAATATTTTCCTGATGCAAGTACTATCTTGCAAATATGTTCTAATCTTTCTATGTGCTCATAGGCACGCCACGGACTGGTATCAATGGATACGACACCGTGCCCTTTGATGCCCACTATATCATAGGCGATATTACCTTGATCATCTAGGCCTAGTTTTTCAAAACATTGATTGGCTAGTTCTTGGCTAATAGGTGGGACATCGCCTACATTAGGTGCTACCTTGGTATAGCGATTGAGTTCTGGGAACGCTGCACTAATAGTACTTAGATCAATTCCAGCATGCATGGCCGCAATACAGTAGGTAGGATGAACGTGTACTACTACACGAACTTCACCTAGGTGTTGTCCCATCTGTTTCTGTAGGCCGAAGTGTAAAGGTATCTCACCACTGGGTTTTAGTTTAGCACTGATATCAGTATACTGATCTTCTTTCCATCCCCAACGTTCTGCTATTAACCCTGTGCCTGTTTCGTTCCATGTTAATGGCGGTTTGATTATGATCTTTTTAAATTGATCAGGCTGCAGCGTCTGCTTGCGTACACCACTGGGTGTGATATAAAAGTGATCACGATCGTGGTGCCGTATGCTTACATTACCATCACGACTAGTAATCCAATTACGCTTGTAAGCGTCTTCCAAAACTTCACAGATAGTTTCTAACATAATGCCCTTTAGAGTTTACAACTTTCACAATCTTCATCGTCCTCAATTAATTCTCGCTCATTGTGAAAACCATTGTAGTGTACTTCAGGAGTTAACTCTGCCTGTTGTTTACTACCAGCTTTGTTGATCAAACTGTAGTAGAATGTTTTCAATCCCCAGTAGTGAGCCTGCATCAAATTCTTGGCAATCAGTGTTGTGGGAACTTTGCGATCTGCCCAGTGTGCTGGATTGTAGAACGTATTTGTTGAAATGCTTTGATCAACATAGGCTGCTAGTACTGCTGCTGTTTTGATATAGTTGACACAGTCAGTTTGTTCCCACATTAACTGATACTTGTTTTTTAATCTGTTGTATTCAGGGGCTACCTGTGTAAACGATCCTGCTTTTGATTCTTTAGTAGTGATCAAACTCATAGGCATCTCAATTCCATTGGTTGAGTTAATTACTACACTGCTGGACTCCACTGGGGCAACGGCCATCAATGTAGCGTTACGGACTCCGTGTTGTTTCATTTCAGCACGGAGTCCTTCCCAATCTAATTCAGGAGTAAAATCCGCTAGTTCATTTACTCCATTAGCTCTTCTTTCCCAAGGAAACTCGCCTTGACCGTAACGTGTTCGGTCACTGTCTAGGCATTTACCTCTCTCCTTGGCAAGCTCAA